AGTCGAAGCCGGACCCACCTTGCGCTTGGCGCTGCGCTTGGTAGGCTTGCTCCTCTGCCCGCGCCATTTCATCAACTCGTTGGGCTTCGCTGGTGAAAAACTGACTGACAGGGTTTGGGGCCATGCCGCCCAAACTTGTTACGCCCGCCAACGCACGGGGCAAGAGTTGTGCGCCGCCAGTGATAGGGTCTTTGAGGCCCATCATAAAACCCGACGATGGCGGCGCAGCAGCAGGCTCGCCTGAGATTGCTTGCGCTATTTGCGCGTCTGACATGTCATCTGGAAACTCAACAACGTCGTCGCCTACTTGGATGTATTTGGGCATGTCAATCTCCAGATATGGCTTCGATTTTGCGTGTCTGTGGGTTGTAGCGTTTTGTCGGTGCGGGCGCAGCAGCGGGCGTCACTGGACCGATCGGCAGCGCAGCGCCCGTCTGGCCTGCGGCAGCTTGCGCTTGCAAACGGGCCAAGTTCTTTTGCACTTTCTTTTCGGCGCTGGCCAGAATCCGCTTCATCGCCGCAGGCTCAAGACGCTGATCACCCGCAACGACTTTTTGCAGATATTTCAATTCTTCGTTTGAGTCGTTGCCGCCAAACTGTTGCAGTCGGGGGATAACGATCTCGCCAATGTTGGCCATAAACACTTCGGTGTTTTCAACCTTTTTAGGGTCGCCGACACCGACGAATTTGGCCACGAATTGTTTTTCTGGCCCGTACGCGCCGCCATAGATACCTTGATCAATCAAACTAAGCGCGTCTTTAAACGCGGTTCCTAAAGCATATTGCTGCTCTACGTTGGCCACGTTGGTGCCTATGACTTTTGCAGCAGCCTTTCCAGCCTCGCCAGTGTTCAAAGATATGCCGCCAATTGTGACGTTACCTGTGCCCTTACCCGCGCCTTCTGTTTTCTTGGTGACGTATTCAAGCATACGTTTTTGGAAAGGCTCCGTACCCGGCTCAAGACCTGCGTCGCGCAGTTCTTGCGCAAAGCCGGAGTATTTTTGAGCGTCTGGGCCTTGGTAAATTGGCTGCCCAGTTGATTTAGAAACCAAAGCGTTGCCAACAACAACAACGTCATCTTTGGTTTTTTCCATCAACTCTAGTTGTCCCACGTCGCCGCTTTGGCGATACGCAGACAAACTAGCGGGGGTGTATTTCCCTGTGCGAACGAGTTGCTCAAACGGGTCCGCACCTTGGCGCTGCGCTCCAGACGCCTGCGCTGCTGCGTTGCGCTGGCCGACCAGCGCCAGCTCGGCTTGGGCCTTACGGCCCGCATCGGCCAAGGCATTCGCACCCTGCATGTCACCCATCTGTGCAAGCATCTGCGCGCCGTTCATGAACGACTCAGGGTTACTTGGGTCGATCTGACGAGCGATTTGATTGCGCGCGCTGATGAGCTGCAACTGTGGGTCTTGCCCACCCAACAAGCTACCGATGCCGCGCCCGAGCTGCGACGCGCCGTATTGGATCATCGCCGCGCCGCGCGCGCCGGGCTCCAAGTTAGCCATTTGGATGGCCCGCGCCTGATCTTGCCGCGCAAGATCGCGTTCGTATTGGTCAGCCGTGATGCCGAACAAACTTCCTACGATTTCAGCCATGTTATGTCCCCCAGACTTTGTTTATCGTGTTCGTGATGCCGCTGGCAAGAGCCTGATTACCACCAAACCCAGACAGCAGTTGGGCAAACGGATCGGTTGTAGCCGCACGACCCGTCGAAATGTTAGCCGCCGTCCCTGCGCCCGCCAAGCCCAACCGTCCAGCGTTTGCGCCTGCGGTGGCCACTTGGTTCGCCAAATCAGTGCTCATGGTGAACGGTTGCTGCCCTAAGTTTTCGATCCCTGTGACCTGACCCAATGCGCTAGTGTACGGCGAGTACGCTGCTTGCTGGCCTGCGTAGTAGTTACCCAAAGTTGTAGCGCCCGTGCCGAGCAGACCTGCGCCAAACGTGACGTTTTGCTGGCCTGCTTGTTGGGCATTTGCTGCCAGCAGCGCGTCTTGCTGTGCGCGGGCGTTGTACAGCGCCTGCAATTCAGGTGTTGTTGCGCCAAAAGCGCCGCCTTGCGCCACAGACAGACCCCCACGGCCTTGCTGCTGCAATCTGTTTTGCAAGTTGGCCAGCTCCAGCTCCCGACCAGGCCGCAAGAGCGCCATCTGTTGGTCGATGTAGTTCTGCGCCACGGATTGCGGCGACTGCGCGAGGTACTGGTTACCCAAGCCGAACAGACTCTGCGCACCAGTTTCCAAAGGCGAGAACGCTTTCTGCGCCCCTTCGACTTGCGTGATGCCTTGGCCTACCAGCGCTGCAAATCGGTCCTGTGCTGCTTTTGCCTCCGGGCTGAGTTGGTAGCCAGCGCTAGTCATCCGACCCGTTACCGGGTCGTACTGGAAATTCGATGAGCCAAAGCGCGTTGTCGTACCGATAGGCCGGAACTGCGCACCTTGCACCGCCTGATTTGTGGCGTTGGTGATGCCGGTAGCCGCTGTTTCAGCAGCAGAACGATCTTTGTCTGATTGAAGCAGGCCAGCCGCAGTGTTGAGGCCACCTGTGATGAGCGATGGAGTCAACAGGCCAGCAGCCGCCGGAACCCCGCCTCCTAAACCCGCAGCAGCAGCTTGCGTTGTTGTCAAACCCCCGGCTACTTCTGCGCCGCCTAGCGCATTTGCAGCAGCAAGCTGTTCTGCTGTCATCCCAGCCGCAGCCGCGCCAGCAGCTCCGGTAAAACCGCCGCCTAAACCAGCAGAAGCTGCTTCTGCTGCCGTTAAGCCGCCTGCTACTTCTGCACCACCTAGCGCGTTTGCTGCGGCTAATTGTTCGGCTGTCATTCCAGCACCTGTTAGCAATCCAGCAGTTCCTGTAAACCCGCCTCCCAACCCAGCAGAAGCAGCTTGGGCTGCGGTTAAGCCGCCTGCCGCCTCTGCGCCGCCTAGCGCATTTACTACCGCTAACTGTTCGGCTGTTAAACCAGCACCACCAAGCAACCCGCCAGCGCCACCAGTAGCAGCGCCAGCACCACCACCAGCGGCTGCTGCGCCTGTCACCGCCGACAGACCATACGCACCCGCCAGCAGCAAAGCGCCGGGTATCAAGGCTTCCTTAACAAAACTCTCCCCGCTGCCTACGCGCTCAGTTGTGAAAGGCACCGCACTGCCGTCAGGGGCAAATTGAATTTGGTAGTCAATACCCAAGTCCCGAGTGCCTCGGGTCAAGAGGTCTGGGCGTGGCAGGGGCTGCCCGGTCGTTTTGTTGATGGTGACAGTCGTGTCTGGCTCACTACCACCAAATTCTGTTGAAGTCCCGCCTGGCACGGTCATTTGACCCAATTCGGTCAAAGAGCCAATACCGTTTTCAGCCAAGCGCAGCGCAAAGTTTGCAGCCGCAGCTTGAGGCGACGCCGTGTTGCCCGCGGACCAAGCCGAAGAAGTACCTGCGGCTTGTTGCGCCAAGATTTCGCGGTAGACGTTCTGCGCGTTTTGCCCCCCAACGCCACCGAGCTTACCCAGCTCTTGCATGTAGTTGGCGTCGCCGGATTTGAGCGCCTGAACGAACTTATCGTAATCCCACATAATCTTTCTCCTTAAACGGGTGCGTCAGGCCAAGTAGTCGGCTGGCTTATCCACGAAGTCGTCGGCTCATCCCACCGGTATTTTTCACCGTCTGTAGGGTATTCAACTGGGGGTTTAAAAACACAATTGACTTCATCAAACACCCAAGAGGCGTAGCCGTTTTGCGCCCATGTTGATTTTACATACTCCTGCTTGGCCGCTACTTCTTCAGCGGTCATGGTGCGTACAGTGTGTACGTCAGCTACAACGTCGTCTTGCCATTCATACGCCGCACCCTCGTACACCTCATAGGGGGCAAGAGTTGGCACTTCAACGCGCATAAAGCGAGCGAACGAAGCAGGTAGATTGTTTGTGTCAACATCTGGAAAAGCCTGCCGAAAGTTGTCCGCAAAAATCGGATGCTCAAAAGGTTTACCGTCGCGGATTTGGATGAACAGTTCCATTACAAGTCACCTGTGTTTGTTGATGGGAATGAGCGGGTTGTTCCCGGCCATATGATGCGAACTGCGCCGACACCGCCGGGAAAGGACTGATTTATTACGTCAGAATAGCCGCCGCCACCGCCGTATGTTCCGCCAGTTTGAGTAGCGTCCCCGCCGCCAGAACCGCCCTTACCATAAACGCCCGGCGGGCCACCCGCATCAAAGGTGCCCCCGGCTCCATTAGAGCCTTGTCCTAATAAGCCAACGCCGCCGCCACCTGCATTGAAAAAATAGCCACCGGCGTCGTAGCGGCCACCACCACCACCACCACCACCAGCACCAGCACTACTAGTACCGCCGCCATTACCTGAATAGCCGCCAGCGCCACCGCCACCAGTGCCACCAGTACCGCCGTTTCCACCACCATCACCGGTGAATGTACCAGCAGTGTTCGTAGCCCCTTGGACGCCGCCGCCGCCGCCGCCTTTAACTACAGATGTGGATACGAAAAATGAATTTCCGCCAGCGTTGGTGCCACCAAAGCCACCATAAGCGCCAGCAGCGCCAACTGTAACTGTGTAAGATGCTCCGGGAGTAACTGTATAGTTATTTATGTAGCCTAGGCCGCCCCCACCGCCAGAAGCCCAATCATAATTACCAGCTCCGCCACCACCAACAGCGACAACAGAAACTGATGTAACACCAGCAGGGGCGACCCAAGAATATGTACCGGCGGTTGTGTAGGCTTGCTGATCTTCAGGTATGCCGCCGCTCATCACCAGAGCTTGTTGATTCGCGCCCATATCAAGTCAGTCCTGTTCCAGAAATGATCCACTCAGTCGATGTTACTTTGATCGCCGTGGCGATACCATTCGCCGCAAGTGTTCTGGAACCCGTAGTACCGGCACCCGCCAAACGCATGGTGTCAGAGGTAATTGCGATTGTGATAACGCCTGCGCTGTTTTGATTGATAAAAGTGATCGCAGTGCCAATTACATAAGCAACTGACCCGTTAGCGGGGATTGTGAATGTTCGCGCTGTGGTGTCCGCAGACGGGTGAAAAATATGCTTCCCTGCATCGGCTAGAACCAAAGTGTAGGCTGCACTTTGGCTGTTTTGTGGAATGTTGCGAAAACCGACAGCGTTTGTGCCATCTACGGTCAGCGTGTTATCTGCGCCGCTAATCGTCTTGTTCGTCAGCGTCTGCGTTGCAGTCGTGCCAACCACGCCTGTCAGCGTGTTGTCAGCATAGGCAATCGTCTTGTTGGTCAGGGTCTGCGTACCCGTCAAAGTGACCGCCGCGCTTGAGTCCTGCTTCGTCGAAATAGCCGTGGCGATGTTGTTGAACTCGGTGTCGATCTCAGTGCCTTTGACAATCTTCGCGGGGTTGCCCGAGGAAAGATTGTCCTTAGTTGCGAAGTTGGTGCTTTTTACGTAATCGCTCATGATAGCTTCCCGTTCTTGGCTTGAATTTCGATCTTTTGAATAGACAGTTGCGAGCCATCAATGTCCGATTCATACCCAGTTTGGACAACTTTACCCGCCCCGCTTGCCGATACATTTAGCGTGTTCAGCGCAATGCCGTCGGAATACTGAGCAACTGGTACTGCGTTCGCGCCGTATTCAGCGATGCCGTACTCCGACACGCCTTGTATCGGAATTGTGGACGTAGAACTCAAGTAGTTGGTCTTGAAGTCAAACCCCCACTTGAAGATAACGGGCTGGTTTGTGCCGCCAATTACCACCACCGAAATCTTCTTCAAGATTGATGTTCGGTTAATGTCGCCCAAGTCAGCGTGGTTGGTGTAGTACTGGAACCGATAGCTTGACTCGTAGTCTTGATACCCGGTGTAATCCCCGATGTAGCCGTTTTTGCCGATGTAGACGCTGCCGTCGCGCAGCGCATAGAGCGCGGTCGGCTGAATTGAGTCCCAAGTTGTGACCCTGGACGAGCCGTCTTGCAGCATGATCTTGGTATCAAAGCAATAGACCGACTGCGTAAAAGGCATGGTCAGAAGGTAGAAGCCCTCTCGCTCGGAATACACCGACTTGATGTTGGCCAGCGTCTGCACACCAACGTCGGTCATCAAGTCGTTACGGACGTTCTTGGACAAATCGCGCTCCGGCGCAGACTTCTCTTGGATCGTGCGCATTAACGAGCGCACGCCCGAGTTGGACAAGAAGATCACGTCCGAGCTGGTGGTCTGCACGCTGTCGCGGGCCAAGCAGCCAATGCCGCCAACCGTGTCGGACAAAAACATCGTGGAAGGTGTTGTTGCGCCTTGGTAGACCAGAATCTGGCGCTTACCAAAGATGAACAGAAACCCGTTGTGCGCAGCCAGGCCCTGCACCTCATCAGCGCCGTTTGGCCACACTCTTGTCGTGTCCAAGGTGCCAGTGGTGCCGCCTGACCAAACATGGCCTGCAATCAGGTCAGAGAAGGACACGGTAACCTTGTCGGTGCTGGAGCTGGCCACCCACAGGCGACCGTAAGCAGACAGCGCGATGTTGGCGCTAGGCACCGTGCCGACGTAGCCTGATTTCTCGCTCACGCGGCGATAGGTCGTCGTGCTGATAGTGGGGTCGTAGATCAGCGGGTCGTGGCCGGTCTGGAAGAAGTAGGTAATGCCGTTAAGCGATACCACCGACCAGTTGCTGGCTGTGATGGTCGGGCCAGTACCCCCGCCCCCGTAGGTCAACTCGGTCACCACATTGGATGCGCCGAGTTTGAACAGCTTGTTGTTGCCCGCAAACAGAACGGTCAAAGTGCCGTCCGGCTGCACCAATTCGTGGATCACGCCCACATCGTTGGCCCCGAGGTTGCCAGACGCTGCGTTGACCCGTGTCCAGCCCTTACGAGCGCCAATGCGACCGTACTGGTCGATCACGCAATTCGTTGCCACCAAAGCAAAGCCAGACGCAAGATCAAGAGGCGAGTCTTGCGTGTTCAGCCCGTAAAAGCCGGGGGCTGAGATGCTGGCAATTTGAATGGCTTGGCTCATATCGCTACAAACTCCTGCGCCTCTGGGTAGCGTGTGCCCTCCAGCGCAATGTAGTCGGCCAGCATCGAACGGTACAACTGAAACGCCTCAGACGAGTTCAAACCGCCGTCCTCACCACGCTCAACCAAGGCGCGAGAGTAAGCATTTTGCACGACCAGCACGTCAGGCACCTTGACCAGCGTATTGTCAGACGACAGCGTGGCTTGGGGCACAGTCAGTGAAAAGGGAAGGACGTAGACGTTATCTGGACGGGCATACAGCACCACCTTGGTGTCACCGTTGTTGTCCACGCCGTCAAAGCTGTAGTACTCAGGGATGCCGCTGATCGCGGGCACCAGGTTCTGAAAACGGTTCATCTGCACGAAGCTGATGTTCTGCATTCCGACATTTGATGTGACGTTGATCACATCCATGACTTGAAACTTCTGGCCAGCGCCCGTCAAAGAGTATATGTAGGTGCCCGGCGTTGTGGTGATCGTCACCGTCTGGCCGAGCACGTTCCAGCCGTAGGCATCTTCAATCTGGCGTTTGGCATCGTTGACAAACTTGCCAATCAGACTGGAGTACGATGTCTCGCTGGCAGTGGAGACTTGTTCCTCGCGCAAGCGCACCAGAACATCATTGACAAGTTCGAGGTAGGTCATTGGCGTGTCAATCCGATTTGTTCAAAGGTTGCGATGATCGCAAACGAGCTGGCGGCCTCTGGCGTGACGCGCAGTTGGTCGCCTTCCTCGAAAACGACATAGGCGTTGTCAAACTGCGTGTACGACTTGGATGTGTACGTCACTGCTGTCAAGATGTCGATGGAAGTTGCTGCGCTGGCGTCGTACCACTGCACCGTCAAATGCTTGCTGCCGCCGCCAGTGTTGTGAACGTACAGCAGATTGAACAGCGCGTAGTAACCCGTCGGCACGGTATAGACCGTGGTGGTCGTCCCAGCAGTGGGGTTGATGCCAACGGATATGGGTCTCATTTCTTAGGCTTCGCAGTTTTAGCCGCCGCTTTAAAGGCAGCAGCGGTTGGAGCACCCTTGGCGCCGGGCTTGCGCATCTTTTCGCCAGAACCAGATTTTATACGGTCTTTCTTGGCTGCAATGTTGGCATAGAGGCCGGGCTTCATCAGTAGCCTTTTTTGGCTTTGTTGGTCGCCGTGCGAGAGCCACGAACTGGCATGGACTTGACGGGCTTGCCCGTCTTCATCGACATGTCTTTGGCTTCTTTTTTGCCCTTGGGTGTGTAGGCAAACTTTTTTGTTCCGACCATTGGCATGATGTGCTCCTTAGATGGTTACTGGTACTGCCTTGCGAGGACGGCCCATGCGCTTTACAGGCATAGCGGGCGTCATCGGTAATTCTTTGCTGGCCTCTTGGATTGGCACCAGCTCGCCTTGCTCATCGACCAAAACGTAGCCACCGTGGCCGCGCATTGAGTCAATGTCGTGCTGCAAAGTGAACGTCACCGTATTACCACTTGCCAAACAACGATATGTAGCCATGATTTTCTTTCTGTAGAAAGGGGGACCGAAGTCCCCCTGTCGTTTAGACCATGCGAGCCACTACAACGCGGAGCGTTGAAGAAGCCAAGTCAACGGTCGAGCCAGACTCGTTTTGAACACGGAATTTGACGGTATCTGCTGCCGACACGTAGCCGGTAACGGTCAAGCCAACCAAATCCACGCCCAAAGACGCGCCGATAACCATATCACCCAAGGCAACGCCGGGGATTGTGATGTCGTCAGTCTCGCCAGCGGCGTCGACCAAGGAGCCAGCGTTCAAAGTGGCTGTGACCACCCATGTGTCGCTGAAGATGCCCCGGAACTGATCGTTGCCTCTGCGGGATGTTACTGCTGATGCGGTTGCCATTTGAATTTCCTTTAAAAGATGCCCCCGGCTTGTGGCCGGGGGCTATTCATTAGGCGGGAACAGCCAAAGCGTAAGCGCCGGATGCGTTAGCAGCCGATGCAGACGCGGCAGTGCGCAGAGCCTTCACGCCGTACAGGGTGTCAGCAGTGAACAGGGTACCGAGGTATTCCTGCTTGTACTGAGTCTGCGAACGGATGCCGATCTGCTCAACCAACACCATCGAGTCCTTGTGACCCATCAGGCAGATACGGTCAGTAGCAGTGTTACCCGCGCCGGTGTCGGCGTTGGACGAAGCGAACACAGCCATACCGTACAACTGACCGATTTCACCGTTGCGGATAGCGTCGCCGTTGCCGATAAACGCTTGCTCGGTGTAACGGGCCAGACCCATCAGGGTGTTGCGGCTCGAAGGAGGGATCAGGAAGAAACGACCGTCCATAGGAACGTCGTTGTCGTCCAGGCGCTGAATGGTGCGGCGGATAGCAGCATCAGTCAAAGCAGCAGCGTTGGAAGTTGAGCTGTTGTAGGCAGTCGTACCGTCGGAACCAACGTAAGCCTTTGTGGAGCTGGCGCTGGTTGCGTAGTCGTCGGTGCCAATGGTAGCGCCGTTGAAAGCGCGGCCCAACTGAACCAAGTCAGTGTCGAGGCGGCGGGCCAAGGCATAGCCAGCGTCTTCTGTGTAGAAGGAACGCAACGATGTCAGGGCTTGCACTTCAACGATGTCTTCGATCAAGCGGCTGTATTCAAAGTGCTTGTTGATGAGCACCTGAATCTGGGTGTCGCTCTCTGCAATCAGAGTCACGGCATCCGTTGCGGCTTTGGCCGAGGCGTTGCCACGGGCTGGGCTAGGGATGTTGACGGTATCACCCTTCTTGCCTTTGAAAGACATCTTCTTGACCAGATTGGCCAGGACGAGGTTTTTCTTGTAAGAAGCAACAATCTCATCAGACCAGATTTCTGGGATGAAGTTCGCTGCGGAGGTGACCGTTACCGAATTGGTGGGGGAAAATGCTGCGTTTGCCATGTTAAAAGCTCCAAAGTTAAATTATCGTACACGCCCTTCAGCGTATGCCTGCATGATCTCATCACTCAGTGTTTCATACCGAGAAGGGTCTGTCATCTTGAGACGAATAAGGTCGGCGCGTCGGTAGACTCGTTTTGAACTCTCGCCAGACCCACCTACATCAACTTGCGCGGCTTTCATGCTTTT